TTTCATAGGAAAATTCATCTGCATACATTTGTTTTGTATGATCAGACATGTTTGCCTTCATAATCGTTGCTTTCAATTGTTTCATTGTATGGACCTCCTCTCTCTGTTTGGACGGACACGCTCCGAGGCGGTCTGTTTCAAATCCGTCACTTCATAATCATCCAGCGCATACCAGATCGCTGATAATGTGTGCGGGTCGATTTGAAATGCACCTTCCTCTAAACGTCCATCCTTATCTGCCTTATAGGTCAGTGATTGAAGTTCATAGATTGTGTACGGACAAGCATCAGAGCAAATAATTTTCTTAAATCGTTTGATCTTTTTCGTATACTGCAAACGCGAGCCTTGGAACTTATGTGCTGCCACCATTTGAAATCCACGCTGCCGAAAATAGTGAATGGTTTTAGGCTCTGCTGCATCGGCTTTGATGAGTTCCTTTGATTCAATGAACTCTTTTAGGTCAACAGCTGTTTCATCATCTGTTTTCCCGCGGTCGTAATATTCCCAGTAAATATATAAGTACTTTTTTTCATGGTCGACGGCTAATCGAATGAGCGCATTGTATGATTCAACAAATCCAAAATCCATGCCTGCTCGTTTTAGCGGCCGATCAATCTGCTGAATTGCTTCTAATACATCAGAATGATTTCTTACCTCAAATTGAGGAAAAACCTTTGTTCCATTGATGCCGAAATAGCCCTTCCTCGCAATTCGATAGAGGTCTGGGTCGTATTCTTTCAGCTCATCCAGCTGTTTCACATAGCTTTTAGGGAGAAATAGGTTATCTTCCGCTGTGGAGTGATGATAGTACGTATCCTTGATCACAACGGTGCGTTTTTTGTATAAGGTTTCGTCATCTAGGACAAATCGCTTCAGCTGTTCATCTCGAAAGAAATGTCTGTACGTCCAATTATCTTGACCAACAGGATTGGTCGATAACATCATATAAAGCGGTAAGGACGGATGCCTCAATCTTCCAAGCAGCTCTTTAAAGCCTTCATAAGAAACCTCTGAACACTCCTCAATCCAAATCATCGAGATGTTGTTAATCGATTTCAATTTCTCAGGCTTGTCCAGCCCTTTGAATAAGATGCTGCTGCCATTTCGAAACGTCAAGGCAAGCGGCGAACTGCGGCACTTCACCACATGACCGATGCCAAGATCGCTGACGATCTCTTGTAAGAGAGAAAATGTTGATTCGCGATGCGTATCATATACTTCTCGAATGACAAGTGCTGTCCGTTTTTCTTCCAGCAGCTTTAAAATGAGTTTTAACGCAATGTGATAGCTTTTCGAGGAGCCGTAGCCGCCTACTAAAAATTGAAACTTTTGATTCCAATCGAATAGAAAATGTTCAAAGTGAGGATTGACTTCTTTTTCAATCAATGACGTCATGAGTTATCCTCTTTTCGCTTGATCATGATGTGAAGATCTTCCTCTTTTTCTTCGCGCACTGCTTTTTTTGTTTTTTCGATGGTCAGTTCAATTTGCTTTAGCCTTAATCTTCGTTCATCCTTCGCATGTGCAAGCTCTTCAAACTGTTTAATGAGACGCCTGAGTTCTCCCATTGCACGAGATTGGGCATTTAAAAAGGTGGCATGCCGATCCCATGAAAATTGAAACGAATATTCTTCTGTGCTGATTTCTTGTTCTGGCTGAATGCCTTCTACTGTTTCTTCTAATGAAGAAGGCATGTATGCCGCCTTTTTCAGCTCTTTGATCATGTCATCTTGATCTGACACATACATGATGCGCTGCGCCCGAATAATGGCAGCATATTGAATTTGAATTTGATCCCAGATTAAATCAAGCGATGTACGCCCGCCCATTTTCTCCATGATTTCAATTGTTTCATCTGAAAGAAACTGATTGAAGATCGAGTGTGCCTGCTTTGACGAACCTTTTTGCCTTTGCCATCCGTATCGTCTTTTCCATGATTTCACGGTATGGATCGAGACATTGTAATGATCAGCAATTTGCTGGTACGTCATCCCTTTCATATAATCTTGCTTGGCTTCTATCCGTTTATCTTTCATTTACATTCACCTGCCGCCTCCTTTTAATTCGAACGATTTCCTGTGAAGGAATCATTTGTGTATGGCTAGCAAACATCCGTTTGGTCTTTCTAACTATAGGTGGCAACTGTAAGACAAGTGTTGCTCCATTTATTTTGTAAAAGAAAAAACGCCTATTCAGCTGCTTCGAATAGGCGTTCTTGTACTTTTTTGGACATCTTTGTCCGAGCTCTCTCCATATGTTTTTGGACAGTTCCTTTTTTCACATCCAGCATAATCGCAATCTCGCTAAACGATAATCCTTGTGTTGTGTGCATGAAGAATACGTCCTTTTCTCGATCCGTTAAAACGGACAAGGCTTCGTCAATTCGTTTCTTGTCCCGCTCACTGACTTCTTTTTCATTTTCTTGGATGGGTGTATATTCATGTGATAAAGCCTCTAACACTTCTGGATTTGCTAGAATGGTGCGCTGATAGACTGAACGTCTGTCTAATCCTCTGCGTGCGCCTGGCTGTCTGCCAATTTGAAGCCATTCCACGACGTATTCGAGATCGCTGACCATACTAGCGATAATTTTTTTATCATGCTTCTCTTGATCTGACAGCTGTTTGTCTTCTTTTTCTCTATATGGTTCATATCTTTTTCTAGCATCCTTTAATGCTCGTTTGTATTCGATAAGTAAATCTTGCATATTGGCTCTCTCCCTTTTTTAAGAAAATAAAAAACGGACACCAATCAGTCCCCTTTTCATAGGGTCTTGATCAGTGTCCGCAGGCTTTCCGTCTTGGACGTATGATGTTGTGATCTGTTCAGTGATCTAGCTGATTTTAAAACCAATCTCGTGGTCTACTCTTGCAAAATGACCTTTTGCCGTTTGGATAATGGTTTTTCCATGTTCAGGTACATCTATCTGATAAGCTGTTCCTACATTCCCATCTAACACGATGACTTGAATTTTTCCTGTTTCCATCTCACCGACAAATGTCTGATTTTCTTGAATGAATAATTGTTTTGGCTCGTTCATATGCTTGTCTCCTTAATTGGTGAGGACTTCGTGCCATCACCTATCGTATTTAAAATGATTTCAATTCTTGGACGCATACTATAAAACTGGGAAACTCTTAAATCGACAATCTGTAGAGGGGCCCTATCCGCAATAGAATGAAGTGCTTCTTGAATATGGTGTAGTCGGGGCTGAAAGATGCTGACGTTCACTGGACGTATCAAACCTTTTTCTGCGTATGTACGCTTGATTTGACAGTCAGCTATGTCAAGCGGCATGTCGTCAAATAAACGAATCTCGAGTGATAGTGCGTCTTTTATTTTATGCGGGCATTGCGCTTTTGCTGCTGCTCGTATTCTTTTTATCAATGTATCTTTTGTTAACAAAAACTCTGCCTCAATAATGAAATGGATGACCATGTTATGATCTCCCGTCATCCTTTTCCCACTGACGGATGTTTTGTTCGTTTTTACTCGCTTTGAGCAAGCATTTGAGGATTACCATGATTTTCTTCCATCGTTTCATGTCGTCTTGATTCCTCCTTTTTTGCTTCAGCGACCTTTTCCGCCAAGAGGGTCATGTATGTTTGCTTGTCTTCTGATGTGGAAAAAACAAACACCGGTTTCTGATGATGAAAGGTCATCCAGCCGCCAGCTTGGACTAAACAAAGCTGCGCTTCCTTTCTGGCATCAAACGTCATCTGATGTTTCATCTTCTTCAAATCCCTCCAGACTTTCCTCAATCTCTGCTTGATACCCATAACGTGTCATGTCATATGACCAGTAGCTTTTTGGATATCCAAAGTCATTCATCTGCGCTACCATTGGATGTTCAATATTCATTTTGTTTGTCTCTCCTTTTCAAAGAAGTGCTTTTCCTTTAAAGAATTACTCATTTCGTGTAACTTTTGATCAAAAAAAAGCTCTTGAACACCCCTATTTAGCAAATCTGCAATATGCTTTGCTATTTCTAAGCTGGGCTTCGTTCTGCCCATTTCTATATTTGCATAGCCGCTCGTGTACTTATACCCTAATTTTTTCGCCATATAGGTTTGTGTTTTTCCTTGTAAAATGCGTTCTTCTCGTAAATTTTCAAGTTTCATCTTTCCACCTCTTACTCAATATGTGTAAGTTATATTCATTATGATAATATACACAAAACGAGTAAGTCAATCATTTTTTATTCTTTTTGTGTAATTATTTATCTTTTCCGTGTAATTCATGATAAAATTTACTCATAACATGAAAAAAGGTGTTTCCAATGGATAATTTGACTGGAAAGATTTTAACTGAATTAAGA